CTTAGAATATATTTAAATTATAATTTTAAAGAGATAAATCAATTATCACTGGATAATGATCTGAATCATATTTTCCACAATATTCATCATATTCGTGATACATAAAAGCATTTACTATATTATTTTTTATTCCATCTGTTACTAAAATATGGTCTATCATTGAATAATCTTTACTAGAAGCAGTGTTACAATTACTATCAGAATCATACCAATCACTAAATCTTTCATTTTGTACGATTGTTTCGGCTATGCTATGAAGATTATATTTTCCTGAATAGTCACCATAATTACCTTTCAAAATATCGAGAACTTGAGATGTAGGTATATTATTATTCACATCTAATACTTTACCATCAAAATCATTTAAATCGCCAAGCATAATGATTTCATATTCACGATTTATATAATCAAAAATAATCGTTTGTAAAACCATAGCTTGAGCTTCTCTCTGAACACACCTAGAAGGATCTGTAGGATAAGCAATTAAATGTGCTGTTATAAATGCTACGTTCATTCTATTGAATATAAATTCAGTAATATAATGTTTACTAACACCGCTTGAACTTGAAGAACCAGTGTATCCACACTTTGAGCCATAAATCGGATAATCATATCTTAATTCAGTTCTATAAAGACTTACAATAGGGTCCACTCTTGTTAACATTCCAACATTTTGCCCAGTAGAGCTATCAGTACCTTGTTTTAAGTAAGGTTTATAACTACCATCTAATTTTGATGCTAATATATTAAGCTCGTCGCATCCTTCAACCTCGCAAAAATTAATTATATCTGGTTGAATTGTGTTAACTACATTTGAAACATATGACATATGAGTCTCGGCTTCGGATGAATTTTTCCAAGGACAACCACTGCCTGGACAGTTTGAAGAACTACAATAATCAATAAATAACCATTCAACATTATATTGCGCAATTCGTAGCTTGTGTTTATCTTTACGCCTATCTTCAATAGTTGTTACTACTGGGCATTCAGTATCCGCAAAAATATTACCTACAAATAATGAAAGCAATAAAAAGGTGCTTAACATACTTTTCTATATATATATACAATTTAAAAAAGATTTAATATATATAGAAAAAAATTTAATATATATATAAAAAAAATTGATTATAGATAAATATATATTAATATTATTAACAATAAAAATAATGAAGGCTTTTAATACTAAAATATTGTTACCAAAAATTAAAATATCAGATGAAAAATCCGCAAAAATATTTCCTGAAGTTGAATATAAATTACAATTTGATGGATGTAGTAAATCAAATCCAGGTATAGCTGGAGCTGGCGCGGTTATTTATAAATTTAATGACGAAATTTCTACTAAAATTCAATTTGTTGGAAATAATGAAACAAATAATGTTGCTGAATACGCAGGATTAATCATAGGACTTTTAGACGCAATTAATCTGAATATTAAAGTACTTGTAGTTGAAGGAGATAGTATGCTTGTGATTAAACAGATGAAAGGTGAATATAAAGTTAAGTCATCAAACCTAATTAATTTATATAATAAAGCAAAGACTTTAGAAAAAGAGTTTGATATTGTGACATTCAAACATATTTATAGAGAGAATAATAAACGTGCGGATGAATTATCTAATTTGGCAATATCCAAAGAATATTTAGATGAAAAAATGTATTATGATAAAGACGATGAAGATGAACCGGATGAATATTTATTTGAAGAAGAAAAATAAAATATTATTATAATATAATAATGAAAAATTGGTTACCAGTTATTATAGCTGCAAGTGTAGTAGGAGGACTTTTAGTTTTAAGAGGAGGATATGTAGCTCATAAAAATTTAAATGATCCTGAAGAAAGCTATCAAATAGGAAGTAAATACATGGACAATTCTATATTTACAGGTTTTTTTGGTAAATCTGGTGGTGGTAAAAAAACAAAACACAGAAGACATAAAAAGTGTAAAAATAGTAGAAGAAAATAAAAAATTAGTATTCCAATAAAGAAATATTAAGTATTTTATTGGATTTAAATTTTAATAGATCTAATTCTTTTTTCGTTGTTGGAAATTCTTGTATTCCATAAACGTCTTGAAGCAATAACCATTCAAATAAACCTCCAGAATAAATATATACATTATAAAATCCCAATGAAGTAAGTTGGCTACACTTAGTATTTATTTTTTCATCATTACAATTTCTACCATAAATAATAATTTTTATATTTTTTAATCCATTTTTTAAATACTTATTAATAATTATCTCTTCTTGACTTGCGCTTACTGTATTTGGTAATAAACATATTTGTTCTGTATCAGGTAAAGTATTTATTAATAAATGTGATTCTGAATTTTTTAAAACATATTGTACATCTTCAAAATTAATTTTTTGGATTGATTGAGAATTACCCATTATTTTATGTGTTAAAATATTTTTAAATATTAAACTTTTTAATATTTAAAAATTAATTATTTATAGTGGGTTGAGTTTTTATCAAATATCCAATGATATTTATTTACGTGAACATCTGTTAATATTCTTGTTCGCAATCCAGGCGCACTAATATTACAATCTTTAGCAGCATCAGCAATATTTTTAAAAAATGTTTTTTCTCCATTACAGCAACATACTTTAATAACAGGTTGTTCTGAATATTGATCTTCTTTTGAAACTCCTGAGTATCTCCAAAGAAATCCTTGACATTTGCGTTTTTCACGTCTCGCAGTTCCAATTGCGGTCCCTGTAGTTAATCCAAGAGCACGTCCTGCAGCTTCAGTGCTTTCATATGTATTTAAAATTTCTCCTGTAACTATATGTATTTGGTCAATTGAACGTTTTGATTTTCTTACTTGTGGAACATCTGGATCAATATCTATAATTTCATTTTGTATATATTTAGCGTCTAATATATCTGAAAGTTTGTCTAAATCTTTACAATTATCAACTAATAAAGTTTCTAACTTTAATGTAATATCTAATATTTTTTTTATATTTTCATACGTTCCTTCATATGTATTATTTCCTAAAAAAGTTTGAGAATTTTTTAATATAAAACACATAATTTTTTCTGAAAAAGGATAAGATACTTTAACATTATATTTCATCTCCCCTTCTGAATCAAGTTGTTTTAAATTTGTTTGAAGAGTTTCATAATCTTTCTGTCTAACTATAGAACATTTATACCTTAAAGGTTGTGCTTCAAACGCATACAAATAATAACCATATTTACAAATAGCATAATTACTTGCTATTTTATTTTTTGAATCATTTGTTGTATCTGGTTTATAATTATTTAATTCTGTTTGTATTTTTTCTATTTGTTCATTTTTTTCTTTGTTTTCTTTTTGTAGTATTCTCAACTGTTCTTCAAGTTCATAATTTTTATCAAGTAATAAATTATAATTTTCTATATTATATTCATTTTCTTTTATAATTTGTTTAATATGTTCGTCTATTTTTTCAATAGTAAATTTATCATTATCAACTGCTAATAGTTCCCTATAATTTATATCATTGATCATTACTGAGCGCATTCTTTTTTCTAAAATAGGATATCGTTTTATAGCATTTTCAATTTCTATCTTATTTTTAACTTTAAAAGCAGCAATTAATTTAAAGTTTGTAAAGTTTTTCTTATGACATTTAATTCTTTCAGCTAAATTATTGCTTTGTCCGAATTTAACTAAATCTTCATTGTACATTTTACTATTAGGTTTTCCAAGGCTTTTATTATCAATCTTACCATAATAAATACATTGTGTATTAATTGGAAATTGTAAAATTAGTGTTTCTTCTAATAAAGAATATTTTTCATTTTCAGATTTTTCTTTTTGTTCTTGTAATTGGGATTCTTTTTGTTCTAATTGAAGTTTTAATTCTGAACTTTCTTCTTGAATAATTTCGTGCAATATTTCTTCTAACTTTATAAAATATTCGTGTATTTCATCAGCCTTTTTTGTTCCTGCTTTTATACAAAATAATTTAAATGTTTTAACATTTAACATAAATGTTTCTTTATTCTGACCTCCTTTAACGTGTGATGATTGCTTTCCCTCATGGGAAAGCGATTTTATATAGTCAATATTTATTTTAAAATGATTTTCTAATAATACTTTGGCTTTTACTTTTTGATTAAATCCTAACCATTTCCATACATTATCTAAATCAATAACAAAATCTGTTTTAGAATTATAATTTAAAAAACAATAAAAACTAGAGACAAACATTTGCTGTTCAAAATTATTAAATCCTTCTTTAATTTTTGTTACCATTTTAGATTGATAATTATTTCCATTTAATTTTGTAATTGGATTATTTTCAATCAAGTCTACAATATTTAGTTCTTCCATTATAATATTATATATAAATAGTCTTTATATTATATTTTCCTAAATCATTTATTGATTTTAAAAACGATACACAACCAAATATTTAATGAAACTGAACCACAATTTCTACCTTTTCTTTCTTGATGCTCTTCGTAGCGGAAATTGATAATTCTTCACGTTTTTTGCGCGTCTTAGAGTTATCGACAATTTGTTCCTTTCTTTTTGAAGTGCTGTTACGATTATTCATGTCCTTTTCAATGATCTCATAATTTTCTTCGATATAATCGATGACTTTATTCTCAAGAGCCCATTTAAAAAAATTTAATTGACCGATTGTGGTCTCAATACATGTGTCTTTTTTATATGGAATACTTATTCTATCCCATCGGCAGAACGGGTCGAATCGTTTTTTGCTATATGCTTTTAGCTTTAATTTGTAATCTACATAGACCTTAAATCGTTTGTTCGCTTCCGCATCTTCAAATAAAGTATAATATTTTTTAGCATAATTTGTTGAAAACCAATCTACAATTCTAAGAGAGATTTTGGATTCACCAGTAATAATTTTTAACATTCGATTTAATGTTTTTTCATCTTTATAAAAATCCATTAGGTTATTTAGCAATAAATCATTTTGAGTTGTATAACTTGACGAGGCGTTCATTATTAAGTTTTTGAATAATTTATTTAAGTCGTTTAAAAAACAATATATAATTATTTAATATTTAAATTAATATATTTTGAATATATATATGAATTACTTTAAAGAACTATTTACACCTTTAGTAGATAAAAAATAATGTAATTATT